AAAGATGAAGGAGATTTCTCAAGTGTTACTTGTCAAAGAGGTCGAGGCAAAAAATGGGATGCATTTGGAATATCAGTTAATAAAGATTGGCTTCCTTATACTTTATGTTTAGATAATAAAATTGTAGAAGCACCAAAAAGTAAACCAACATTTTAAATTTAATATTATGGAATTAAAAAGAATTTTAAAAGCAGTAAGTGAAGTTACTCTTATATCTGAAAATGATATTTTAAGTAAAAGTAGATTAAAAGAAACGGTATTAGCAAGGCATTTGTATTGTTATTTTGCTTGTGAAAAAACAAGGTATAGTTTAAAAAAAATAGGAACTTTAATTAATAGAGATCACGCATCAGTAATTCATGGCAATAAAAGAATTTTATATGAATTAGAATATTATCCCGAAGTTAAACATATTATTAAACGTATTAATTTTAAACTAAAAGATATTGATGATAAGTGGTTAAACTATCACATAATTAATAATAACATTAACATATCTCACACATTATGAAAGACAAATTTTTATCAACAGAACATTACATTGCTTACAATCAATTAGAAAACGATTACAAGAATTTTATTACTCATTACGATGATTATTATAATTCTGAATCAGGAAGTGAAAACTTTGAAAAGCAAAAATTAATCTGCATAAAGTACCTTGAAAGCGCAATAGCTCAAAAAGCAATATTGCTAATAGATGCAAAAAGCGATTACGATAAACTATTTAACCTTAAATTTAATTAATTATGAGTACAACATTTGGAGTTTTGAAAGAATACATTGACCATGATAAATTAGTAGATGAAGATGGTGATTTATTATGGTATATTTCTGAAAATGCATTTGAACCTGTATTTTTTAGAAGTATGAATAATAGTAGATGGTTAAATTCATTAGGTCTATATGCTGATGATAATATTAGAGTTTATGCGTTAGATAATAGCCAACAGGGTATATATACTATAAAAGATTGTAAAGAATTATTAGAAAAACAAATAACATTATGAAAAAAACAATTTTAATTTTAGCATTGGCTGTAATGTCAATTAGCTGTTCAACAGGAGATGATGCTCCTACAAACGAAAATAATACCGATTGTAATTGCGGAGTAGCAGTTGAAGTAGTTTATTTTAACGTATTACAAACTCCAATTACCAAAATGAAAATGAAAAAAAACTGCACAGGAGAAATAAAGGTGATTGATTTACCTGGACATCAGGGAGCAGTTGGTGATGTAAAATGCAATTACTAATAAAAAATCCCCCATTAAAAAAATAGTGGGGGATTAATTAACCAAACTAAACTATTATGAATTTTCAAATGTAAACAAAAATGTTTATACAAAATAAAATTTATCTTTATATTTTTTGTATAAAATGTAAATTGGTATTAAAATTAAGAACCAAAGCAACCACCAATATGAATCTTTACGTTCAGTTTGTTTTACTTCAATTACTTTGTTTTTTTTAACCATCACTACACCCTCTTTTTGTGCCTTGTGTTGGATTTTTACATCTTTTACAGTACTTATGTTGTTTTTCTTTTTTGAACGCTTTATTTTAGCGTTTTTGTACGTTATTCCATTCACAACCATAGGAATTGTATCAGATATCGGACTAATCTCAATTTCATCGGTTGTTGAACTGTCAAGGATTTTTGTATTGTTCGTTACTCTCGTTTCAGTTTCGAGAGTAATTTTTTCAGTTTTTTGCTCTTGTTCTTTAGTTTCAGACTTTGCCATCTTTCGGGATCCGCAAGAAGTTAAAACTATTGCAGTTATTAAAGCCAATACAATAGCTATTAATAATAAGTTATTGCCATTGTTGTTTTCAGTTGTTGTCATTTTTCTAATTTTTGTTTTATAATTTTACGATAAACAGAATTTACGCTTTCTTTATTAGTTCCTCTTGAATGATAGAAATTTAAAACTCTTTTAATTCTTTGATAGTTTGAATAGCTCATATTTTGTTTGCGTTATACTACACATTGTGTAGTAGTTACTAAATATAATGTTTATTTTCATAATTTGATGGTGACATTTGTGTCGCTCACATACTTTTTGTTGCTATTAAAACCCTAAAAATTAGGGTTTATCTTTAAACGATTAGTAACTTATATGTTACATTTATTGGTACAATATAATATACATTTTATACACTTTTTAGTCTTTTTGTACAAGATATTGTACATTTCAGATAGTTCCAAAATGTAACTAACTCATAAGTTAATTTGTATTTTTTGTGTTGGACAACTCATTTTGTGATTATTATTTTCTAATCCACAAAACTGACAAATACCATTACTCCAAAACATATTGCAGTTGTCTGCGTCTTCCTCTCTACTGAATCCTCCATAAAATTGATAAACTAAACTTGTTGGAGCAGTAAACCTATGACAGTATTCTTTACTTGGACATAAAAAATCGTTGCATTTTTCTAGATCATTCATCTATTTCTGTTTTTATATATTTACTAATAGTTTCTATATTCCATCCGCAACCTAATAGCATACCAGTCAATGCTAATGTTATTTGTTCCATATTTGCATCCACATTTTTAAATTCTGTGGTGAATGTTTCATATTGTGTTTCTATTCTAATTGTCATATAATAAAATTTAAAAACATTAATAAACTAAATATGTGTGTAATTCTTAAAATTTGTCCGTGTTCTTTGCAATGTATAAATCCTTCAACTGCTTTAGGTGCGTGGCAAAAACCATTTTTATGATGCCAACTATCTGTGCCACTTGGACTTCTTAAACTTTCAACAGTTATTCCTATATAATCTTTGCTTGTTTTATGATGAACGTGATGCGTATAAACATAACGATGTTTTGTATTACTCCATTCACTTGGATATTCAACTGCCATTAATAAAGGTAAATCCATTTGCTTTGCACCATCACCATGAGTTGTGCCTATCAAATTGTTATGATACTTAAATGCTTTTCTATGTGAAATTGAACAATCAAAGGTAATGTTTTCACAATTCTTAAAATATGTTTCAATTACTTGCGCCAGGAAGAAACCATTTGTATAATCGTGATTGCTTGGATTAAAAGTAAAATGAACATCAGCAACGGTTAAAAGCATTTCTAAAACATCAACATAAAGTTGTTTTGCTATTAAAAAGTTTGAGTGCCACATTCCATCTGTATCTTGCGGAGTACCACTTGTAGTTGTTCTACTTGGATTATCAATATGCAAAATATCATTACCACCAATAAAAAGTATCTTATCTATATGAAACGATGAAACCTTTTTTAAAATGCCTCTAACACCGCTTAAAACACGTTGAACTGCTATTTGATTATTATAGCTTTCGTTACTTTCAAAAGCTGAGCATAATTTACCAATATGAATATCGGCTGGATCAATAACTAATAAATAACTTTCGGTATTTTCTATGCGTTCCAATTTTGGGAACTTCGGGATATAGTCTTGTAAATCTTTTATTAAATCATCTCGCAAGTGAGATAATAATCTTTCTTCTTGCTTAATAAATAATGGATTTGTAACTCTGATACTTTCTGTTTTGCTTTTTAACCAAATCATTGGAGTTGTAGTTACATCAACTCCTAAATTCTCACAAGCATTAATAACACCTTGATTATCATCTGCTAATTGTATTGTAATTCTGTTTCGAGAAATGTAACGTGAAAATAATTCAGTATCAAAACAAGTGTAAGTAATTTTATTCTTTTCAAATATTAATTTAGCTAATTTAGTATTGTTAGTTTCTTGACTATTATCTAAAAAATACTTAATATCATTATCGTAAATTTTCCACTTTGAAGCCATGAGTTATTTGTTTAGTTTATCAAAAGTATTAAATAAAATATTAAATGATTGATATTTTGTACAAATAATGGAAAAATGTAGTAAATTACACTACTTTACGGAGTAAAATATAAATCAGCTTCTTTTATTCTTCGATTAGTTAATCCTTTCAATGCAACTAAATATAAATAAAATTAGTTTTATTTGTTCTAAAACCATTTAACATATTTACTAATGTAGAGTAATTAATATTATTTTCTTTAGCGCAATATTTAACACAATTCCATACATTCCCATTAGTTATATCTTTTACTTTTTTTGCCAATCTATGTTTTTCACCTATTACTTTTAATCTTTGTTTATCTATAGATTCTTGGGTTTTTTTTATGCCTTTTTGAGATGGCGGTATAATTTTACTGTTCTTTTTAGAAATACTTTGTTTTAATTTAGTTTCTTCACTTACAACTCTGTTAGACATTATTTTTGAAATAATATCTTTATATTTTTGTTGCTTCATTATGTTTTTATCTCCGTTCATTATTGGTGGCGCTTCTCCTCCAACAGTCATATTACATAAAGTACCGTTTTTTAACTCAATTCTGCCATATATAGATATAAGTTCTTTTTCTTTTTTACAAGCCAATTCTTTACTTACACCCTCAAAAAGTATTTCAATTTCATATTCTGTCTTTTTAACTATATTATTCCAAAAAACACTTCTTCTTTTACCTTTATCGTATGCTCTTGAAAAGTTTTTTTTACATCCAATGCCAATGTAAAAAGGCTCGTTTTTGTCAAGCCTTATATGTCTGTAAACGTACCAATTATCAGTTAATTCCATAGCTTAAATATAATTAAAAATTAACTAACTAAAGTATAATTCTGACTCTTTTTTTCTTCTATTTGTAAGTCCTTGTACAGGAATTGAATTTACCTTATTCCAGCGTAAAAACTCTGCTTTTATTGTCAAATCGTTTGGGTTTACATTTACCTTTTTCAAAAGAGTTGAAGAAGCTAAAGCTCCCGAACCTACATTGTAGGCAAAGGATGTTAAAGCGTTTAGTTGATTTTGAGTAATTGGCTTTTTAACTAAATTCATGACTTTACGAGCAAACCTATCAGCGTTTAATTGTAGCAATTCTTCAGCACGTTGTTTAGTAATTGGTGGATCTGACATTAAAACTTTTTTGTTATTCTCGTAAAAAGTCGAGCCATACGCAATAGTAGGCACTTTTGCTGAACATAAATATGGCTTAAGACTCAATCCTTCAAAAGATTTTATAATGTTGTAGCCTTCTTTATTTAGCTTCATTATTTTTATTTAATAATTTAACAGTTTGAATTATAGTATAGACAATAGAGACAGTCAATAGAATTATCTTCAAAGTTTGTTCTATATTACTGAATGATATAATCATCGAGGCAGTATTCAATGCGTAGATTTTAAGTGATTGAGGAATCATTTTATTTTATGTTTTTATTTTAGCGACTATATCAGTAAATCCTTGAATGCCTATATATGCAGTCGCAACAATTACCCAGTCACTTGATGTTATATTACTAAAAAACAAACCTACACAAGCAACAAAAAAAACTAATAGCTTTCTGCTTATCCATTTGTTTAATAGCTTATCTAAAGTTTCTTTACTCATTGGTTACAAGTTCTATTTCTACTGCATAACCTAAATTTTCCAATCCTATTTTAGAGTATAATTCAGCACTTGTTAAATCTTGTTTTTGTCCCTCTTGCAATTCAACTGTAAAAGCACCTTGTTGAACATCTGTAAAAATAGCACCAGCACCATCTTTAAATGCTTGTTTACTTGCGTAAGTAGCAATAGCTATTTCTAATGTTGT